TTAGGTTTAGGTGAAAAAAGAAAGAGAAAAAAGACAGACCCGATAAAAGCAAAACAAACCTCTTTGGAGGATTATTTATGAAAACACACAAATTAGTTTATAGAATAGAATCTATTTTACAAGACAAAGAAATGACTTGTAGGCAGATAATGGATGAATTAAATAAAGAAAATTCAAGGAAGCGCAATTCTTCCAATAGGTCATATTCATTTACCTCAAATCAAATTGCACAACTACTTAGAAATAAAAGATTTGAAAAGATTGGAAAATGTAAAAATAAAGATGTTAATATATGGAGGAATAAAAATGTTATGGACAGAAAAATACAGACCAAATAAGTTAAATGACTTAATAGGACAAGAACACTTTACTTTAGATGCTAAAACATGGATAGATGAAAGAAACATGCCTAATGTTTTAATTCATGGAAATCCCGGAAATGGGAAAACAAGTGCTTCTTTAGTATTAGCCAAAGAAATACTCGGTGAATCTTTTATTGATAATTATATTGAAGTGAACGCTTCCGATGATAGAAGATTAGAAACAGTAAGAACAACAATAAAGAATATTGCTCAAAGTGCAACAATAGGTGATGCACCATTTAGAATCGTATTATTAGATGAAATGGATGGAATGACTAATGATGCTCAAAATGCATTAAAAAGAATTATGGAAAGATATGCAAGTAATATAAGATTTATTATTACTTGTAATGATAGAAATAAGATTATTTTTGCATTACAAAGTAGATGTGCTAACTATCATTTTAAGCCATTGACTAATGAATCAGTATTGGAAGTAATACAATCAATCCTTCAAAAAGAAGGTATAACTCGTTTTGAAACCAATGATTTGAACTCCTTTATATATGCTATGAACGGTGATATGCGGAGGGCGATTACTGAATTACAGGCGGCTAAAGCAAGTGATTCTTCCCTCAAGGCACAGGTGGATAACAGTTTAGATGAATATAGCAAAATACTAATGAAAATAATTGATAAACAGGCAGATTCTTTACAGGCAATACATAACTTACTTTACGATGGATATACTATCCGTGAAATTTGTATTGGCTTGCATGACGCAGTATTAATTGCTGAATTAGATAGCAATTTGAAATTTAAAGTCCTTAGAACGATAGGAGAAAGTGAATGGCGTTCAACCACTATGACTCCTAAAGTATTAGCCTCATGGTTAATTGGCCAACTATCATAGAATTGAACAAAACAAAACAAAAAAACAAAAAATAGGAAAGTGAAAAATATGAATGAAGATATGAAAGCAGAAGTGATTAAAAGCGCACAATATATTGGTTTGAGCGAAGAAGAAGCGTTAGCAAAATTCGTTGAAGTTTGCGAAGAAAACGGAATTGAAACAACCGCCCCAATTGCTAAAGGTGTATGGAGAAACTATGTTGCGAATGTTAGAAGAACCCAAGAGGGAGATTCAAATAATAACAATAACAACAGTAATGATTCTTTTTACAAGGCAGCATTTGGATTCTTTGTTGCTTTAGAAGAACCAAGAGATATGATGGCGTGGAACAGAATGAAAGCAAAAGAAGAGTTTATGCGTGATGCTGATAATGCCCTTGAAAAAGGAATTGTAGCAATAGCAAATGAAAATGCTTTAGGTAAGTGGGTTATTTCCCGTTATCAACATGGAGAATATGAAGAGAAAACCATTTCATCTCTACCTGCGGGAGCAGAAGAAACAGAAGATGGCCGATATTATATTCCTTTAGATAACACACCCGTTTATATGAATGGCGGAAAGAATGCACAATACGGAAAACCACTACCACCACAACAAATGAGAAGAAGCGGAGTATTTTACGGTTCTATTGGAACAAGTGAAATGAAACCTTATTTCTTCTCTTATAAGAATCAAGGCGGAGTAGATTTTGCACCTAATACATTTGAATGGGTGCATTTCCTTTGTGTTGCTAATGATGCCGGAACAGATATTTATGGGGCTAAAGATTTAACAGTTAATAGTCTTTCATTGAATAGTGAAATGAGTCCGGACAATGAATTATTTAGAGATATGTCTAACTTTGACTTTGAAGATTGTCTAAGAAATAACTTTGGTTCTCATCTAACTCCACTTATGGAATTAGATAGAGCGCATATTCAAAGACAGGAATTACCTTCTAAAGAAAGATATGTAATTACTGATGGAACAGTAACTAATATGAACATGACTCCAACAAAGAACGGTAATAGAATTATCAATATAACAGATATTGATTATGAATTGGATTATTCCGATGGTTCAGGAATTGTAACTTGTTGGATTCCTCCACATTTGAATATTGATTTCGGTATTCAATCATCAGTTATTATTGTTGGCCGAACAAGCCAAAGAACAACCGATGAAGGAGTTGAACCAACAACAATTAATGCTTCGGGTATTTATTGCACCTTAAAGCATGGTTCAGCCGTTGAAGTTTCACAACCCGTTGAGGATAACTTTGATTGGTTTTGATTGATATTCCGGTTATTCCCCCGTAGAAATGTCGTGAGGTTTTATATTGGCCTCCATAGTTTGCGGTATGATGTGTTGGCGACATTACAGATTTCATGTTGGGATTAATGGATAACAAGTGTAAGTATGAACTTGTGGAAGCAATTGATACTCGGATAGGTGCAAAGCCTATATTTAAGAGGAATTAATATGATAAAGATATTTAAAAATGCATTAAAAACAGATAGAGCGTTTATTCACTACGACAAAATCCAACACATTTCTTGGAGTCGCACATTGAACCGAATGGAACTAAAAGTTCATTCGGGTGCAGGTGTGATTATTCAAAGTGTGGAAGTTGAAGAACTTGAAGAGTTTTTAAATTCTTATGTTCGTGATTGGTTAGGAATAGGGGGATTTACCTATGAATGAATTAAAAGAAGATAAGTATTTAATAAAGACTAATAGTTATATGATTGACTTGTCCAAAGTAGATTTTATTACTTGGAAAGAAAATGATAAGAAAGAAAATACCTATTGGGCTAAGTTCCATATTGGAACTAAAGAAGCAAGATATGTTTGTAATGGTATTGAGGAATTAAGAACAGTATTGGAAACATGGTCTAAACTTAATGGAAAGAAAGTAGAAATAGAAGATGAAGATATAATAGAGGAATGGTGATATAATGAGTTTAACAAGTAAGAATAAACAACCAGCAGTAGCGAATGAAATGATAGAAAACCAAAGAGTTGTCGCATTTCAGGATAAATTGAAAAAACAAACAGAAGGTAGATTAGCAAGAAGTAGTCGTTTAGTCTGTGGTATTTGGGGAGAACCTAAAACAGTCAAAAGCGGATTAGCACTTGATTTTCCTAATAAACAAATATATGTTTTAGATTGGGATAATGGTTGCGAACCGACATGGAGACAAAATCATGAAATGACCGACAGGATTACTTTATGGAATCCCGAAGTAAGAAACCAAAATGGCGAATTAGATATTCAAAAGTCGGAAGCAAATTCCGAAGATTTTGTTCTATTCGTTAAGTCTAAAATAGCAGAAGGAGAAGATGTTTTGTTTGTATTTGACGGAGTAGATAAGTGGCTTGATTGTTGCACATTAAATGTAACTGGAAGTTCTAAAATTGGCAAACCACAAAAGATGAAATTTGAATGGGGCAAAAGAAATGCACCATTTTATTCTCTATTGATGATGTGTAAGAATTTAGATTGCGACCAAATTTACATTACTCATGCTAAAGCAGATTATGGAGCAACAGGAGAAGTAATTGGTTCTAAACCTAATTGGCACAATTGGGGAGATTATATGTTCCAAATCATTTCAACAAGAAGAACTCGCAAGAAAAACGATGTAGTGTATAAGGCTGAATTACTAAGTAGTAAAACTAATACTGCGCTTGTCGGTAAAACTTGGGAATCATTAACTGTCGGAACAGGTAAAGTTTCATGGACAGGTATTCCTGAATTGCGAGAGGGATTGATTTGAAATTTACAATTGAAGCAAATAAACTAAAGAACGGATTAGAGAGGGTTCAAGTTAAAGGAAAAGGAACAACCAATAATGGATTTGGTAATACTAATCTTGGAGCATACGCTCTCTTAGAAGTTAAGGATAATATTTTGAGCATTTGGAACGGAAACCAAACTTTCTTTGTATCGCTAACTATTCCATTAGAAGGTGAATCCGAAGAAGGAGTTTGCTGTCTTGATAGCGCAAATGTCCTTCCTTATTTGAAATCATTCTCTAATGAGATAACATTTGCAGTTGGCGATTTTATTACTATTACAAGTGGTGATTCAAAGAAGGCATCAATACCTTTAGTTGTTAATCACCCTCAAATTCAACCATTGACAAGAATTAAGGGAATGCTAAGTCATGTTAGATATGAAGTAAATCCTAACAGATTATGGACTTTCGGCAAAGGACAATTTGAAACTGCATTTACTATTACACACGCACAATTACAGAATGCACTTAAAGCGTGTGAATTGGTTAAGAGTGGCATATACAAGTTAGATAAGAATGAAACAATAACACTTTCAACAAGACAAAGCATTACTAACAAGTATGAAGAAACGCTAACTCCGTTGTTTATTACTAATCCAAATGAAGGAGCAACGGTTGAGTTTAGTAGTCCTCTTTATGCTTTCTTTGAGAAAGACCAAATGCTAAACATATACATGAAAGATGAATTTCCGCTTTTGATAGTGGCTAATGATAGAATACTATTGAAAGCACCACATATAGGTGCGTGAATATTAATGATAATAAGTAAGATGAATGATGGTAAAAGAATCTATAAATCTTGGAGAGAGAACGGTGAAAAGAAGTTTGAAATGGTGGAAGTTAAACCTTATTTTTATGTTAAAGAAGATGAGAAAGAACCTTCCAAGTATAAGGCATCAAAGTATATTGATAGAGACTTTGAGTATATTCGTGGTGATTGGGTTAATATTGATAATGAGCCGTTGAAGAAAGTTGTAGTTGATACTTCTTTTGATATTAAAAAGGCTAAAGATATGTTCAAGAAAACCTATGAGGCTGATGTGCCTTTTCACTTTAGATATGCGGTTGATGAAATAAAAGAAATGCCGGAGTATAAAATGCGTAAATGGTATTGGGATATGGAATGGCAACAAGGCGGAGAACATCATGATGAAATTACTACCATTGTAGTGTATGATAATTATGATAAGCAATACTATCAATGGGCGTGGTTTCCTAAAGATAATGTTCTATGTGATTCAGCACATCAGTATTTTTTTACTAATGAAAAAGATATGCTTGAAAACTTTATGACAACTATGGTTGTAAAAGACCCCGATATGTTAATTGCATGGTTCGGTCATTTTGCAGATATTCCTAAGTTATTAGAAAGAACCTGCGCTCTTGGTCTTAATCCACAAATAATGTCGCCAACAGGACACATTAAAGGTATTAAGAAAAAGAAAGATAGTTTTTCCTTTGCTTATGGTGAAAAGGGCTTTAGTCCTATTGAACAACCTATTAATGGAAGAATTACTTTATCTTTAGATTTAGCATTTGAAAGACAATGGAATGATTCACAAAGAGGAACATTACCTTCTTTGTCTCTTAATTATATTGGTGAAACAGTTTTGAACAAGAACAAACTCGTCTCGGAGAAGTTTCCCGACACAAATGAATTTTATCGTAGGGCTTGGTTGGAAGATACAGAAACTTATCTTGATTATGCTTTACAAGATGTAAAGTTGATAGTTGAGATAGATGAAATGAATTATTGTAGTGAAGCAATACTATCACTACAAAGATTACTAAAAGCACCATTTGATGCTTGTTTCTATGCTTCTCATATGGGAAGTATTTACTTTATGAGAAATGCTTGGTGGAAATGTAAGACCGGAAGTAAAGTAGAGAAAAGAGAAACTTATGAAGGGGCTATGATATATGACCCATTAAGTGAACAAACTCAAGGATTACATCTTAATGTTGCTGCTTTTGATTTTGCAGGTCTATATCCTTCAATGATGATAGCAAGAAATATATCTTGGGAAACAATTAGTGAAGAACCAACAGAATTTGCAGTTAATATTCTAACACCAAGAGATTTTAGCCCCGTTGAAAAGAAACATATGTTGTATTTTAAAACAGATGAATTAGGACTATTACCAAGAGCAGTATTAGAATTAAAAGAGTTAAGAAATGACTATAAGAAAAGAATGAAAGCCTCTAATGATAGTGGCGAGTATCAAAAATGGTATAATAATCAAATGGCAGTAAAGCGTTTAATGGCTTCATTTTACGGAATTATTGCCTTTCAAGGCTTTGGTTGGGCTAATGTTAATTTAGCGGCTTCTATAACGGCAAGTGCAAGAGAGGCTATTAGATTAGCCGCATTTAAGGCGAAGGAG